TCTTTATGGAATTCATTAAGTTCTGAAGTAAGTTGTTCCATAACAAAATCTTCAAGTTTTTCAAAGTTGCCTTCTTGAACTTGTCTATCATTACGTAACTCAGCGATTTCTTTTTTCAAAGTTTCCATAACGAACTTATCTAAAAGTGTTGCGTGTTCAGCTATTTTTCTTTTGTACTCAACTTGAGCTTTAACTGCCGCTTGTTTGTCCGCTTTAAATTCTACTAACTCTGATTTAATCGTATCTGATACCATTGCATCTAGTGCTTCCACCATTTGCGTCTTATCAGTCTCGTATCTGTTAGCGAATTCTTCACGAAGCTCTGCAGTTAACTCTTCACGAGCTTCTTGTAGCTTAGATTCCCACGCCTCTGAAAGTGTATTTCTCACTTCCTCTGATATAACTTCTGAACCTAGGAGTTGTTCTATTGCATTTTTAGCCATTACTTGCTCCTAATATCTAGTTTTTCAATGAACTTTTGTACTTCCTTCTGAAAGTACTGTTCAGCTATTTTATCGTTGTTTACTGCGGATGCAACATCCATTAGTACATTGCCTCGCTTACCATTCATTATTTGTTCATATAATGGGTCTGGATAAGCGTCTGGTGCACTTGGGTTTGCAACAATATCAACTGTTTGAATTTCAAAATCGCTAACATTGCCGCTATCAGTTACATTACCACTGCCTCTTGATGAAACACCAAGTTTAACTCCATTATCTAATAGGGTTTTACAAATATTTCCCATCGGAGTAGGCAACAGTTTTAAACGACCATAACCGTCTTGACCATCCATCCACATTTTCTCAATCATGTGTGACACACGGTCTAAATTTACTTGCAAATCATCTGGATGATCTGCTTCACCTAAAATTGAAAATCCACCTTCTATTTTTTCTTGTATGCTTTTTACAGCTTTTGAAATTTCTGAAACTGGATAAACTCTTTGATTTTGATTACGTTTTTCACCTTGTACAAAAATACCTTGCATGAATAAGTTCTTACCATCCTGAGAAGTCTCAGTGATGATCTGAGCTTGATCATACGATAGATTTTCTTTTAATGTACTTGCTTTTAACATAATTATTCAGCCTTGCCTTTTTTCTCAGCGCCGTGACCTGTTCCTTGTGGACTTAATTTAGCACCATCACCTGGATGTGTTACACCCATGTCTTTTGGAGCATCAACTAAACCTTTTTTAGATCCTTCTGAACTTTTCTTTGACATATCAACTGCTTTACCGCCCATATCATTTTTACCTGCTACTGGAGATGATTTACCATCATCGCCTGCTGGCATATCTTTTGGGTGCATTCCGTCTTTGCCTACTTTTTTAAGTTCAGCCGCTTCTTCTAGATTTTCTTCTTCGTCAGCATCATCTTTAGCTTCTTCTACTTTATCTTCATCAGCATCATCTGCTTTTGCTTCTAAAGTTGGTTCTGCTACAGCTTCATATGCGCCTGCCATTACTTCTTCTTCACCGGCTGGCATATCTTCTGGTGCTTCTTCTTCTGAATCTCCCATGATTTTGGCAAATTCTGTTTTAAGATCTGCTAGTGCGTCTTCGACATTTACTAACTTATCTTGAATTTCTTCATGTTCACCTTCGTGATCGTCTGTTTCACCGTCACCGTCGAAGTCTACATCGTCACCGTCTTTTGGCTCTTCATCTGATAATTCCATTTCAGCTTCTGGTTCTGACATATCTGGAGCTTCGTCGCTCTTCTCATCTTCACCATACATTTCTTCTGCTTCAATTTCGTCATCATCTTCTTCGATGTCATCAATAAAGTCGTCAGCTTTGTCTCCGCCTAAACCTTCATCAACTGTTTCTTCTTCAGCAACCTCATCTTCAATGATTTCGTCTTGTTCGACTAAGTCATTCCAGATTTCACGAGCTTTTTCTACGAATGCTTCATGTAATTGGTCAGCGGCTTTAGCCTCTTCACCATTCACTAGGCTTTCGATTACTTTAATATAACGTTCGCGAGTACTCATAGCATTTTCTCCTTTATCGAGGTTATTACATATATATTTAAGACTTCTTGCCTAAAACCAATATATAATACGTAAAAAACCGCGGTTTTGAAACCGCAGTCAGTTTAGTTAGTTAAATCTGTTGTATTTTGCCATTAAAGGGTTATATAATGGCTATTCTTTAGGGGCCGCACTATATTGTAACTGAACATCTTCTAGTTTATCTTTGTGTTCAGCACGTGCTAATTCTCTTCTGTTTCTCATTTTATTAAGATGTCTAAGTGTTAGTTTAGGTCTACGTGTATCATCTAGATCCCATTGGTTAGACTTATCATCTTCTGCATTTTGAGCTAATTCATTAAATCTCATCACCAGTTCCTATTCCATCATCATTTAAATCAGGTGTATCAACATCTGCTCCAGAATCATCTCCTGGCTCAGCATTTTCTGCATCTACATCAGTTGGTTCAAAACTTTCAACATCACTGTTCCTGATACCTAATCCTCCTAGATCACCTGTTGCACTACTAGCAGGTTGATTGCCTGCTTGATTTTCTTCTTTCCACAATCTTTCGTTTGCTACTCTTTCTTCTTCAGTTAGTCCTAGATATCTATCTAATAAAAATCTTCTTGATAGATATGGAACACCTTCAAGTTGTCCAAATAGTTGAGCTCGTTGTGCATCAATCTCAATAGTTCTATATTGTGAGAAGCTTTGTGGTTCCACAAAGTTTAAATCAAATAAACTAGCACTAACGTCTAGTCCTCTGTGTTTACAAAATAATTTAAATTCTCTATCTAAAGAGTTCTGTAATGTTGCTTGTAATCTTTCACAATATTTTGCAAATCTAAATTCTTGAATCATTGCAGTACCTACTCGTCCGTCATTAAAGGCCGCAATCCCGTCTTCACTACCAGTTGGTAGATATGAAGTTGGAACACGTAGACCACGCATCAGTTTATTATTAAAATATTTCAAGTCATCAATTTCACCTAGGTTTTCACCACCTGGTAAAACTTCAACTTTACTTCCTCTTCCTTCTGCTGTTTGTGCAAAGAAATAATCTTCCATAATTGATAACGGATTATAGGCCGCATCAACAACCTTAGTACCGCCGCCACTCATATTTGGAATACGTGTTTGGTGTACTTCGTTCTTAACTCTTTCAACAAAGCCCATAGCTTTGTGTGCTGGCATATTACCTACATCAATGTAAAACACACGTCTTTCAGGTGCTCTTTGTACACGATAGATAATAATACTATCTTCTAATAATTCTTTTTGTTTGTATACTTTAAATACTGCTTCTAATATACTGTTACCAAATGGCCAGTTATTATTCATACCGTCGCTTAAACTAACGTGAACCATGTGTTTTGAATCTACTGCAAACTCTGAACTCATGCTTGATGAATTATTTGCAGTAACAATTCCTGCATTACCTTTACCTACTGAGTAACCTGTTGTAGGATTAATTGTAGTTGAGTCTGTGTGTTTTTTAGTATCTGTAGCTACAAGGTCTTGTAAATTAAGAGCTATATTTTTTACAACATATTGATCAATTTTTCTACCTTCACTTTCGTTAACGATAGACTTTGCAACATCACCTGGTTGTACCCAAATAAGTTTGTAAGTTTCTGGATCTCTAATAAAAAATTGATCACCATATTTTATACACGATCTAAACATAGTAAACATTCTACGTTCAAAATCATTTATTCTAATCCATTGTTTTAGTGTAGTCTCAATAGCATTTACTTCGGAATCTGTTGGCTCTGTTTTATATTCAATTTTAAATGGAAGCTTTGTTTCTGCATCTGTTTGTGTACTAAACTCAGCTATAGTATCCAACGCCGCATTAATTTCACTGTCTTGATCCATTTGATCATACTGTGTATAACGTTCAATACGATTTGGCTGACCACTGTATACTTCAGGTAGCCAACTTTGCCAACGATTATTAGTTGTTTTTCCTGCAGATGTTCCACCACCTACGTTATATCTTGTAAAATGCTTTTTCCAGCTCATAATTTATTTCCTTTGCAGTATTTATGCCTATACATTAAGTTCCGCTATCAAATCTTCTTTCTTCTCGAAGATCTTTCATTTCTTGTTTTTTTCTGGCGTCAAGTTCTGCTTCCATTGCTTTAATATGTTTTGTATATCGTTTTTCCTGCCCTTGTAGGTTTAAACTAAC